TTTAGGAACTTTCAGGTAACAAATTATAAATAAACCTGAAAGGAATAGAAATGGAAAAAGGAAGTAAGCAATCACCAGAGGCGAAAGAGAAAATAAGACTATCAATGATGGCCAATAAAAATGCAGAAGGAAGTAAACGAACAGAAGAAGAAAAAAAGAATATAAGCGATTTTATGATTGGAAATCAACACAGAAAAGGTTATCAATACAATGAAGAAGAGATAAAACAAAGATCTGAAGAAAACCACTGGAGATTTGAAGGTAGTTACTATTGGTTTCACAGACAGGCCTGGAAATTATTTGGTGTTAAGTTTTGTGAAATTTGTGGTATTACAAATGAAGAATATAAAAAATCAAACCCAAGAGGATGTAGACTTTCAATGCATTGTAGGACTAATATGTGGTGGATATTAGAGGAATTGAATTGGATAACTACGTGTGAATATGGGTGTCACCAACATTTAGATCATTTAGATAGGAGATAAGATATGAGTTCACTTCCATTCGAACCAACAAGAGCAAGTTCAAGATCTGTTACTCCGAGATTTTTAATAGCACCCTTTGGTGATGGATTTTCCCAAAGATCAGGAGACGGAATTCAAACTATAAAAGAAGAATGGAGTGTATCATTTATAGCTATGGATCAAACTAATGCCGATACCTTAATTGCTTTCTTTGAAGACCTTGAGGGTTATCAAAATTTCACGTGGATTCCTTTTAGACAATCAGTTGCAAAGAAATTTATATGTACTAATTGGCAGGAAAGTTTTCCTGGTAATAGTTTAACAAACATAAGCGCCACATTCGTTCAAGTGTTTGATCAATAAGGAGTAAACTAAATGACAATAGATCCAACTATTATGGCAAGTAATGTACAAAATCTTGCTGTTGGTAATATAGTTAATCTGTATGAAATAGATATGACAGATATAGGTAGTACAGATACTTTATATTTTACTGAATCAATAGACAATGATTATACTCCAATATTCTTCAACGCCAGAGAATATACTCCTATTCATTTACAAACAGATGGATTCCAAGTAACAGGTACTGAATCACTCCCAAGACCTAAGATTATGGTTTCAAATGTTCTTTTAACATTCGCATCTTATATTAATAGCTTTAATGATTTAGTTGGTGCTAAATTTACAAGACGTAGAACACTGGAAAAATATTTGGATGGAAGACCTCAAGCCAATCCATCAGCAGAATTTGCTCCTGATATATTTAGAATCAGATCATTACCACAAAAGACTAAAGCAGTAGCAGAGTTTGAATTATCTCCTTACATGGACTATGAAGGAATCAAAATTCCAAAAAGACAAATACTAAGAGATTTCTGCCGACAAACTTATCGTGAATGGAATGTTGCTTCTGCTGGATTCATTTATACAAGAGCTACATGCCCATATGTAGGATCATATTGTTATGATAGATTAGGAAATTATAAAGCAGACTGCTCACTTGACAACTGTGGAAAAGAGTTGACAGATTGTGAGATGAGATATGCTGGAGTTAAAGCTGCTAGAATAGGTGGAACAGTTTATATTCAAGCCTCAGACCCAGTTGGTGTAGATGGAGATAAATGGTTGAATGTAAATACAACTCCAAACATTTGGTATAAGAAAGTAGATAGTGTATGGGATATACTTAAGCCGGATCCTTTGCCAACTTGGGCATTTCCATCAGTAGCTGGTAATCAATTATAAAGGAAAATTTATAATGAAAATGTACTTTGATTTTAATTTAGTAAGTAAAGCACAGGAACACGCAAAAAGAGTTTACCCTAAGGAATCTTGTGGGTTTTTGTTAAGGGATCGATATTTGCCACTGGAGAACTGGGCAGAAGATACTGTTAATTGTTTTAAAATTAAACAAATGGAATTTATAAAACACAAAGAAAACATAATGGCAGTCATGCACAGCCATGCAGATTATCCACATCTTTCTAAAGCAGATATGCTTCAACAAATTGAGACAGGAGTTCCTTGGGGTATTACATTTATAGATAATGGAGCACTGACAGATACTTATTTTTGGGGAGATCAATTAGAAATTCAAGATTTAATTGGTAGACCCTTTGTGCATGGAATGTATGATTGTTATGCCACAGTTAGAGATTATTGGAGACTCGAAGGATATAACATAATGGAGTTTCCAAGAGAAAACCTATGGTGGCAAAAAGACCCATCAATGTTAGAGAATGGATGTCAAGAAGCTGGTTTTTATTTTATAGATGAATCAGACTTACAAATTGGAGATGTTGTATTTATGAAAGTGATGGCACCTGTAGTCAATCATTCAGGAATTTATATTGGTGATGGACTAATACTCCATCACCTTTATAATCGTTTGAGTCGTAGAGAACCATTAAACAGATGGAGAAAATATGTATCAGGATACTTGAGGTATAACAAATGCTAAGAACCATACATTTATTAGGATCAATTGGTAGAGAATACGGACCAAAACATAGATTAGATGTTGGATCTGTAGGTGAAGCATTACGTGCCCTTAATACGTTATTTCCTGGTTTTATGAAGAGTATCAAAAAGAAAGAAAATTATAATGTTTGTGTTGGTAAGTTTGATGATGAGCATGCATTAGATGAAACAACAGTAGGAATGATTTACAAAAAAGGTGATATCTTTATTGCTCCGGAAATAGAAGGACGTAAACAGGGAGTAATACCAGTTATTCTTGGAGCTGTTCTTATTGTTGTTGGTGCTGTTTTATCTGCTTATGGAATGGGTGTTGTTGGTGTTCCTATGATGAAATTGGGTGCAGGTCTTATGTTAGGTGGAGTATGTATGATGCTTACACCTGTACCTGGCACTCCTGAATATAATCAACGAGAAGCACCAGATGAAAGACAGAGTTTCTTATTTGATGGACCAGTAAATACAAATGAGCAAGGCGGTGCAATTCCTATACCTTATGGCAGAGTTTTATTAGGGTCAACTGTTGTATCTACTGCGTTGGATGTCGAGGACTTAATTTAATGAAAGAATACATCTACGGTGAGAAGAGTGATAAACCAAAAGAACCAAGAACTCCAATTGAAGATCCCAATACACTTCAATCAAGAGCTATTGCTAAATTTGTAGACTTGATTAGTGAGGGTGAAATTGAAGGTTTGGTTAATGGTGAAGAAAGTGTCTACTTCAATAATATTCCAATCCGTGATGGAGAAAATTCATATAACTATCAAGGAGCATCATATGAGTTTAAACCTGGTGCACCAGATGGTATTTCATTAAGAGATTATCCAACATCAGAATCAGAAATATCAGTTGATATTCATATTGTTAAATCAGTAGGGTCAATAGTAAGAGCAATCACAGATACAGATGTTGATGACTTAAGATTAACATTTACAATTCCTTCATTATTCTCAGTTAATTCTGCAAATGGTGATATTCTAAAAACAACTGTTGAATGGCATGTTGATATTAGAACCCAAGGTGGTGCATATATAAGAGCAGCATCTGTTTCTAAATATGGTAAATGTATTTCCGCATACCAAACAGATATACGAATAGATCAATTGTCAAGATACTATGGTGCTGGTCCTTGGGATGTTAAAGTAACAAGAATAACAGATGATTCAGATTCAAATAGTTTACAGAATGATCTTTATTGGTCAGGTTATACCAAGATAATAAATAGAGTATTGATATATCCTGATACTTGTTTGATTGGTGTTACAATTAATTCACAACAGTTTGGTTCCAGAGTACCTTCAAGATCATATGAAGTGTATGGTATGAGATGCCAAATTCCTTCAAACTATAATCCAGTTGATAGATCATATGGTGTTACCTGGGATGGTACATTCCAAAGAGCATACACTGATAATCCTGCTTGGATACTATATGACCTTGCAAATAATGATAGATATGGACTTGGATTAGAAGCAGAGCATATAGACAAATGGGGACTGTACACCATTGCCCAATACTGTGACGGATTAGTAGATGATAGTTTTGGATCATTAGAGCCAAGGTTCACATTCAATGGAGTCCTTCAATCACGAACAGATGTTATTCATGCTATTAATATGATATGTTCAAACTTCAGAGGTATGCCTTATTGGGCAGGTGGTCAATTAAGAGTATCACAAGATTCACCTAAAGATTCTTCTAAGTTAGTTACTGCAGCAAATGTTATTGAGGGTATGTTTACATATTCATATTCTTCTATTGATAATAGATATACCATATGTAATGTATCGTGGAATGACCCAGATAACTTTTACAAACTAACTGTTGAAGCAGTTGATGATAAAGATGGTCTTGAAAGATATGGTTATAGACCTTCTGATGTTACAGCTATTGGTTGTACGAGTCGAGGTCAAGCATATAGGTTCGGTAGATGGTTTCTATATACTTCATTGAATGAAACAGAAACTATTACTTATAGAGCAGCATGGGATCACGCTGATGTAATGCCTGGTGAAGTTATCACAGTTATGGATAATCACGAAGCTGCGACCGTAGCAGGTGGAAGACTTGTATCAACAACTGCAAATACTGCAACTCTTGATAGAGGAGTTTTACTTGAAATAGGTCAAACATATGATATGACATTTGTGGATCCAGAAGGAACATTAGTCGAACGAGCAATAACTACAGCTCCAGATGATGCTGAACATATAACTGTGGATCTTGGATCTAGTTGGCCGGGAGCTGTTGAACCTCAAGTTGATTCAGTTTGGATTATGTCTGCATCTAATCTTGAACCTGTAGATTATAGAGTTGTTACTAATACAGAAGTTGAACCGAATATATTTGAAATTACAGCAGTCATTTATGATCCTAATAAATATGCAGCAGTTGAAGATGGTAAACTATTTGCACCAGCACCAATCACAAAAGTACCTGATGCAAATACTCAATTAGCACCTCCAACAAATATTCAAATTGAAGAATACACTTATGAAGATACGGGTGGAACATCAGAGCGAGCTGATCGTAAAACAGGAGTACTACTCTCATGGACCCATACAAGAGATACTCGATTCCAAAACTATGAAGTTCAGTGGAAGTCTTCAACTGGATCATTTGCAGATAATGAACTTGTAGAAACAACTGATAATCAGTTTGATATAAAACCATTAGAAGCAAATGAATATACATTCAGAGTTCGAGCAACAGGAATGACAAGAGAATCTGTATGGTTGACTCTATCAGAATATTCCGTCATAGCAAAACCCGGTGCTCCACCTAATGTTACTGGTCTAACATCAATTGAAGAAGGGGTATCAATTGGTACAGCATTCAATGGTCAGGATTGTGAAATAGGATGGGATGCACTTGTCTTGGCAACAGACACAACTAGTCTAATTATCTATGATTCAACAAGTCCTACTCACTCTGCTCCTTTTGATTCACAGCTAACAAAGATCAAAGATTTTCAAATTGAAGTATTAACAAATCTAGATGCTCATTTAAGATACGACTTTGTTACTGAAAACAAATATAAATATCTATTTGCTTATAATAAATTAGACAACCCAACCGGTTCGCCTATAAGAGATATAAAGTTCCGTGTGTGGGCAAGAGACATCTTTGATCAATTATCATCGAGTCCTGCAACTATAATAGTATCTAATCCTGCTCCTTCAATGTCATCTCAAACACCAACTGTTACTGATATTTTTACTGGATTAAAAACAGAGTGGGACAAACCTACAGATAATGATATGCTCAAGTATAAGATTTTAATTGATACGAGCAATCCTCCTACAACAGAAGTTGGAGAAGTTGGAGGGGAAACAACATATTGGGTTGAACCAAATCTATCAACTACAACTACATATTATGTTAAGATAGTTCCTTATGATGAATTTGGAGTTGGTGTTGCAACTCTTGTAGGTAGCGGTGAACCATTAAAGCTTCCTGCTGATGATGTTATTGGTGAATTAGTTAGTCGTCTTGTAATGAGTGATAGTCTTGATAGTACAGCTGAAACTCTAGCTAAACTATATGACAACAACAAGATAGCTGATGGTATAACTTATGGCAATACAGACTGGGCGCAATATGGTTTTCCAACAGATCAATTGCTTGATAGAGTTTCTGTTTGGGCAAGTAAACCATTCAATTGTTATTTTTCAACATCTCTTGATGGTATAACTTATACGTTCTTTAAAGCAGAAGCAGATCATACACTTGATGCTAATGGTAGATTAATTGAAGCAACAAATGAGGCAGATGCAATCACTAACTATTGGGCTGCTAATGCTGGAGATGGAGGAAACAATACAGCATTATTTCCAAATGGATTGAATATGGCGTATGCTAAAATTCACATCCTCACAGCATTTACAGAAGTATATCAACTTCGTTTTGTTGATCAGGTTATCGCAGAGTGGGTTGTAGCAAATGAACTATCAGCTATATCTGCTAATGTTGGAGTGTTAACCTCAGGTCTAATTCAGAGTGGGAATCTATCAGCAACAAATGGTATATTAATAGATCTGGACAATGACCGAATTACAATGGGTGGAACAACTGATGAGGATATTGTGTTTGATGGTAATACTGCTACCATTACTGTTACTGATAGTGGTTCAATAGAAGTTGGACAATTAGGAACTATAAATGTTGGAGCTGATGGAGAAATAACTGTTGGAGAACGTGGCAGGATTGTTGTTGGAAATGATAATATAATTTTAGATGGAAATTCAAATTCAATTATTATTGCTCCAGATGGTGGTCAAGCAGGTCAAGACTATGCAGAATTTTCTGCTGGAAACCTTGATTTGTTTTATTGGTATCAAGGACAACACGAAAATTATAGAATACTTACCAGAATGGAAACCGGAACATGTTCTAACGATACTTGGACTCAAATCCCAGGTATATGGAAAAATATTCCTAAGATTCTAGTTTCTCCTTATCAGCTACAATCATATGTAGGTGGTAGATATAATCAAAGTCAGATTTTTGATTGCTCTGTTACAGATCTTAGACTACAATCTGGACATACACAAAAGTGGGAATTTAAAGCAAGAGCACTATTAGTATTATCTGCTGCTGCAACAGGGACTGTACCTGTTGGATTTTCTTGTAGTAAAACTTGTGTTACTTCTACTGTTACTCCACCAGTTGGAACAACAAAAATTGTAGTTAATGGTAGCATTACTAGTCAATACTATGTTCAAACTTGGGATGATAAGGATAATAGTCGTGCCAGAGGTTGTTATCATCTGACTCGCCTAGCAACTGTCTATTTGAGAGTTAATGGTGGAATAGTAGCTTCTTATGCATACGCAGGTACTGGTATAAATACTGTCTATTCTTTCACATTAAGTTATTCTGGTCCTGTAAGTTATTTTGATTTATATACTGTAGCTGGTGGTCTTAATAATAATAGTCGAATATATCTAAATGCATATTGTCCAACTGCAAAACTTGATGTTATGACTACAACCTTAAACAGTTATACAGGAGATATTCCAGGAACATCACAGCTTGCTACTGGTTCATTGAATTGGATTGCAGTTGGAGAATGATGAAATACTATTATATAGGAAGCATTCCAACCAAACCATTAGGAGCTAAACTTGGTAAATATCTAGGTATGAAAATGAACTATGTTTATTGTTCAGCGATGGATAAGATTAAGTTTAATAAAGAAGATATAGTTTATACTAATGGTATTTTAGAAAGACAGTTCTATGAAAAGGCAACTGTTGTAGCTCCACCTGTAGCAACTTTATCAATGTGGAACAATAAGATTTATCAATATCATAGATTTTTTAATAAGATTCCTACTCCAAAATTTAAAATTTTCAAAGACTCAGGTGAGTTGATTAATTTTCTAAAGACTTATAATGAGAAATTATTTTTAACATCCTCATTTGGGACTGGCGGAAATCAATCTATAATTTATAATGGTAAAAACTTTAAACAAATCATTGAAAAATTCAATGGGCTGGGTGAAATAAGAGCGAGTAAGTTCATAAATAAAGACTCTGATATCTCTGTTCATCTGTTTATTTACGACAAAGATAACGTAGTAATGAGTCCAGTTGCGGAACAAACAATTGCAGAAGATGGTGTATCATTTGAGGGTGGAGTATATCCTGCCAAATTAAGCAAGTTAGGTTTAATGAGATTACAACAATACTGTTTTACAATTGGGCAGATTCTTTCTGATAGTGGATATAGAGGAATGACTGGAGTTGATTTTATGGTTAGTGATAATGAAATCTATTTCACAGAATTGAATCCAAGAATTATGACTACATCAATAGGGATTTCAAAAGTAATGGAAGCAATTTGGGGTGTTAGTATTCCAGTATTGACATATCAAATTTTAATGGAAGACAAAAAACCAAATCTAAAAATAATCGGCGACTATAACAAACGATGGAAAATGAAAGTCAAAGGCGTCGGATTAGATTTTAAGGAGTTTTAAATGGCAGTTCCAATATATATCACAGACATAATTCATTATTTAGCACAGCAAGATGCTATTGGTTTTTCGTCAGTTGATACTGCTGGATTAGATGCTATAATACAAGATTTCCTTATGACTTCTGATAATGGATTCCTTCCATCAATAGTAACAACTGAAGATCTAGTAACCACAAGTCAGGAATATGTTTATGCTGGTATAGATGCTACTTCCGGAGATACTATCCTTCCATATCCACCTGGAGACACTACAAGTTTTGCATACTATAATCTTATAACTTCGGATAGTACAACAACTATGTATTATGCAGCAGATGGAACATCACCATCTATTTCTGTTCTTCAATGGAAAGAATTATTTCTTGAAGAAACTTATAATGATATGTTAAATGATCAAACGCAGATTGGTATCGCAGATCATAACTCACCTAACTATCCATTGATTGATTTTAAGGGATCTTTATTTAATTTTGATACTACAAGTTCAATTGATTATGAAATAACTCCAGATTCAACCGGAGATACGTTTATAGAATACATTTATCCTGTGTCAGAGAAGGTAGATGGGATGTACTTTCAACTAGGTGATAATGGTATTCAAACATATCCTGTGTTTGGAAGTTTTGCACTATTAGGATATTATATAGGTTATTCAAGTGATAATGTAACGTGGTCTTATATTTCAAGTAGAGTTCCTGTTGATCCATCACATGGAAATAGAGCTACCTTATATGATGATGAGCAAACAGCAATTGATAATCATTTTTTCCAACAAGTTCCCGAAGAGGATGTCCAAGATGAGGTAACATTTCCTATATTCTTTCCTAATATAGCTATTGAGGCGAAGTATTGGAGAATATATTTTGTTGATATTCTTGATAGTTTAACAGCTTGGAGTGCTGAAGCAGGGTATACTGGATATACAGCATCAATTTCACATTTAAGATTTCAACAAGTGAAAGAACAAGGTGAATTAATATTTGATAAAACAGTTCCATTACTTAAGATGGAAGGAACATATGCAACTGGTATTTCAAACGAAGGAAGCGGAGTATCAGGTTCAGGATGGTTTACAACTCTTGAATTTACATATGAATTTTTAGGACAAAAAGAAGCCACACTTACTGCACAGGCAAGAGTATATGCAGATTCAACATCTAGTTTTAGGATAAGAGTTAAAAATGAAACAGGATCTTGGGTAGTTGTTGATACAGTTAATGATCTTGTTGATCAATATTCAACTCTTATTTATAGTGGTAATGTAGTAAATCCAAGCAATGATTTAACAACAACATGGACTGTGCTGGTTGATATTCAAGACACTTCGCCAGCTGGGTCTCCAAATATAGAATACAGATTAACAAGTACATCTACATTTAGATCTACTTCGGAGATATAATATGAAGAAAGATAAAAAAAAGACCAAGAAAGAAAAAACAAATGTCAAGGTATCAGTAAAGAAATTTAAGAGGCCATAATAGATGACAGTTCAAAACATCAATTTAGAAAGTTCACAGGAATATCATAATCTTCTTAATTGGATTTATGGTGAACCTACCCCGTCTTTTAGGACCTGGAATTTTGCCAATAGTCCAGTGGGTGAATATCCTTATAGTGATGTGAATCCAATCCAAGGCGGAACTGATGGTTTTTATTTGTTATTCATTTATGCTGGTACTATTCCTACTGGTGTGTCTTCTAATATATCAACAGGTCCTTCGTTTGTTAAAATAGCTGAACGGACTGCTGATAATAATAAATCATGGGTTCCAAGAAATACAGTAAGTATTTGGAAATCAACTATATATACTGGTCCAGATTTTTGGGTTACTGTTAATTTTTCTACTTCTATATATCTTGCTAGTTCAGTCGTTCGTCGTTATGGCGGATCAAATGGAGAGGTTAGTGTTGAGATTATAAATAGCGGTCCAACTAATCCATCAAATGAAGAACCGAGGTTAATACAAAATGAAGTTACAACTAACAAGAAAAATCAAAGAATAGAAATTGCGACAGCACAATTAAGTTTACCAGGACTCGATGCTGGGTTTGAATCTATTAGAAATACAATTGATACAATACCAACTGGTTATCTTGGCAATCCAAGTATTAGTGTGGGTAGTGCAACACATGCAAGGAATCAAGCCACACCAGACACAATTCAATTTGGTCCTGTAGTTGTTGATTCTAATGTTTCTATGATAACGCTTTTAATGGATGCATCATCATCATCATCAAGTTCGAGTTCATCTTCTAGTTCTTCTAGATCAAGTTCATCAAGATCCAGTTCTTCCTGTTCAAGTTCTAGTACTAGTGCTTCCAGTAAGAGCAGTTCAAGTAAGAGTAGTTCTAGTAGTTCTAGTAGTTCTAGAAGTAGTTCTTCATCTTCATCGAGTCGAAGCAGTAGTTCTTCATCTTCATCTAGTCGAAGCAGTTTGTCAAGTAGTTCTCGAAGTAGCAGTAGTTCATCCCAAAGTTCAAGCTCATCAAGTTTTAGTAATTCGAGTTGTTTTATTGGTTTAAATGATTCATTTGATGGGCCGGATGATTCACAACCAAGTACCCAAAGATGGAAAAAGAATACAGAAGGTCTATATGCATCAATTCAAAATAATCAACTGAATTATAATAGTCCGACAAATGACAGTACATCAGAGAATCAAATGGTTACTGTTTATACTTCAAGATTTTCATTGGGTGGAGATTTTGATGTTCAGTTTGATTATAATTATACTTCATCTGTTGCTCCGACTGATAGAGTTAATTATATGCCAAGGATGGATATAATAAATGCTTCTGGTTATCAAAAATGGTCGATTGGTAGAGGACAAACCAGCACTCAATCAGGTTATACAGTAGATCAATTTCCACCAAGCGGAGTAGATGATTCCACATCAGAGGAAGGTTTATATTTTGAATTGGTTGAATCTACAGATTCAACTGGTTCATTAAGAATGGTTAGATCGGACAATATAGTTACAGCATATTATTGGGATAGTGTTGGTAGTGACTGGGTATGGAATGGAGATACAACTGGGCATACATTTATAACAGAAGCAGGATTTGATGTGTCTATACGATTGTTCTTTGAAGCTGAATCTGGTGGAAGAGTAAATACAAACATAGATAACTTTACAGTTAACTATGCTGAACGATGGATTTGTATGACTAGTAGTTCATCAAGTTCAAGTTCTACAAGCTCTAGATCAAGTAGTTCATCCAGTTCATCATCTGCATTATATGGAAATATAACTTATGGATATCCAGCTGCAATTGAACCATTCAAAAAAACATTTACAGCAGAATGGACAGATGGAGCAGGAATTGTTATTTCAGGAACTGGTTCAGCAGAAAATATTAGGATGCAAGATTGTGGTGTAGAAACAGAATCTGATCCTTGGCGTCTTGGAGCAGTTGAAGCTTTAATAAAAATTGATAAATATCAAACAGGATCAGGAGCGGCACCTATAATTCAGTATAAGACTGGAGCAACAGAGGGTGCGTGTATTGCAGATTCTTGGAACGTTTATAATGGAGTTAGTTTTAGTTGTCTTGGTTGGGTAAAAGTTAAATTGGTCAAGAATATATAACGAGGATACAATATGGCATATGAAGATCTCACCACATTTACAGAAGTAGATTCTGGTGATTATATTACGGTTGATAGTACTGCTAAAGTATCCTACGACTCTATGCCTCAAGATGCTAATTCTTATGTGTATAAAGATTATGGAGTAGATTATTTTGAAGACTTCAAAATAGAATTTGAATCCGAAACTACTTTTTCAGATACAGCTGCTTATAATATTGCTACACTCTGTGCTGTTTCTAATACTACTGGATCCTGGAATGCTATGTCAGTAGCAAACGATGGTATAGCTATTGATAACTATCGTGGATCTGGTGTATTTTTAACTAGAATACGTGATTTCAGTAATGATAATACAGACACATATGATTGGGGTGCTGTTTCAGTTTTACCTCATACATATTATACGTTTGAAAGGGTTGGAACTACAGCTACTCTTAAGATGTATTCTGATGCAAGCAGAGAAACATTAATTGATACATTATCAATTACTTGTGAAACAGACGAAAAGAGATATATGTCTGCGGTGTGTTCCAGAAATTCTGGTGGTGTTGTAGCTATATCGGGGTACAATCAAAACTTTGAGATTTTATTTGCATCATCATCTTCATCTAGTAGTAGTTCTAGTAGAAGTTCATCAAGTTCGAGTCAATCTTGTCCTTTCGGTAGAGATTGGACTGACTTTACAGATACTAATAACTGGACTCTATTTGGTAATGATGG